AGACTCAAACACTTACAAACAAGACATTAACGAATCCTATATTAAGTCCTACTGCAACTACTGCGGGTAAGATAGAATTCTTAGAAGGTACAAACAACGGAACAAATAAGGCAACTCTGATTGGACCTGCTTCAACTGCAGATGTCACAGTAACCTTACCTGCCGCAACGGATACCTTAATTGGTAAAGCAACAACAGATACACTTACTAACAAGACACTAACAACTCCTACAATAAACTCACCTAAGATTGGTACTGAGATACAAGATGCAAGTGGTAATGAACTCGTTGAGATAACCTCGACAGGAAGTGCGGTAAATCATTTCAAACTTACAAATGCCGCAACAGGTGATAACCCTACTTTAGAAGCGACAGGTTCAGATAATAATGTTGGACTCAATGTTACGAGTAAGGGAACAGGACTTGTTACCGTAACAACAGGTTCTGCATTCTCATCAGGCACTTCTTCAATTATTACTGAAGGTAATGGGCATGTAATGTCTTTGTCTAAAACTACACATATTTTTAATAGTAGTGCAGGTGTTTATGCTTCTTCTCTTGCAAACGGTACACAAGGACAAATAATATTCATTATAAATAAAAACTCGAGTACAGTAACAATAACTCCTGCCACTTTTGGTGCAGGAACATCAATCGCATTAGCGCAGCATAAGACCGCAACTCTTATGTTTGATGGAACTCAGTGGCAATTAATATCAACACATGGTGGAACGGTAGCATAAAATGGCAATATTAACAAATAAATTTAAAAGAGATACTATAGGGTTTGTCAAAACTGATTTTGATGGTGCATCAAACCATTACTTTATTGGTATAGGTAGGTCAGAAGATTGGAATTCAACAGACACACTTATTGCTGCAGAAAATACAGATTATGAAGAAAGATTATTTAGAAATTCTCTTCAATCTATTAAGAAAGTGGCAGATACAGACGCAACGTTTGTTATTGAAAGACATAACTGGACTGCGAATGCTAAATACTCTGCATATAGTGACAAGCAAGCAGTTGCCCCAAGTAACCCATATTATGTTATGAACGACCAAAATGACGTATTCGTTTGTGTTCAAAACAATAAAATTGATGGCGTGGTACAAAATTCTACAGTACAACCCACCTTACAATCATCAAACCCTTATATTATTTTTGAAACTTCTGATGGATATGCGTGGAGATTTTTATATTCTATATCTGCGGCAGACGTAAGTAAGTTCGTTGCTGCTAATTTCCTTCCTGTTAAATTAGTTGGTACTCCTGGAAATGCTACTGAAACTCAACAGAAAGCAGCACAAGATGCTGCAGTATCTGGACAAATATTAGGATATGAAGTTGTATCTGGAGGAGTAGGGTATAGCGGAACAGTAACTCTTGCTGTTGAAGGTGATGGGACTGGTGCTGTCGCAACAGCAACTTTGAGTGGTGGTGCAATTTCTAAAGTAGAAGTTACAAGTATCGGAACTCCTGCAAACTTAGGTACAGGATACACTAATGCTATTGTGAAAATTACAGGAGGTTCACCAACTACTGCTGCGGTCATTAGACCCATATTTGCCTCAAAAGGCGGTTTAGGTAGTGACCCAAGGGTTGATTTACGTTCAAGTTCTATTATGTTTGTAGTAAAACCAGATGGAGCAGATGGTAGTGGAGACTTTATTATAGGAAACGACTTCCGTCAAGTAGGGTTAATTAAAAACATAACAACAGATGGTAGTACACTCTTTACTGCTTCAACAGGTCTTGCTTTAAGGAAATTAATATTAAGTGGTGCACCCACTGCAGCATTTTCTGTTGATGAAACTATAACAGATGGTACTACAGGCGCAAAGGCAGTTGTAGATGCTATATCTACAGATGGGCAAACACTAACATTCCATCAAAATGACACAACAGGTTATGGGTCTTTTGGTGTAGGTCATGGATTAACTGGAGGTGATGGCGGTAACGGAACTATTCATGGTAGTTCTCATATAACTGCAGCAGAGGTAGATATCTCAACTGGAGATGTGTTATATATAGATAATAGAGCAGCAGTAACTCGTTCAGCAGACCAAACAGAAGACATTAAAATAGTCATACAACTTTAGGATAATAGAATAATGCCAACAACTTTTACCTCAAATGTCTTTTCGTCAACATATAAGGATGACTACAAGGATAGTGATAACTATCACCGCATATTATTTAATAGTGGTCGCGCGTTACAGGCACGCGAACTCACTCAGATGCAAACAATTATACAAGAAGAGATTGGAAGATTTGGTCGTAATATATTCAAAGATGGTGCTGCCGTAAATCCAGGAGGTCCATCTCTTAATAATGATTATGAATTTGTTAAACTCGCAACAAACTCTTTAACAAATATATTAAACTCAAGTCTTATAGGATTAGAATTTACAGGAAGTAATGGCGCAAAAGCAAGGGTTCTTGAGGTTGTAGATGCAGTAGGTACTGACCCAGACACTCTTTATATACAGTACACTTCGACAAAAGATGGTGGGACTGGTGCTTCAGCAGTAAGGTTTGGTGTATCAGAAACATTATCAAGCGGAAGTACAACTCTTGTAACTGCAGGTTTAGATAAACAACCCGTTGTGGGTCGTGGTTCTAAGATTAATAATGCTTCAGGAGACTTCTTTGTAAGGGGTCATTTCGTATTCGTTAAAGAACAAGGTCTTATACTCTCTAAGTATACACAAAATCCTAGTAAAGTTATTGGTTTTAAAATAACAGAAGATATAATAACATCTACAGATACTGACGCATTATTTGATAATCAAGGAGCAACACCTAATCAAACATCTCCAGGAGCAGATAGATATAGGATTCAACTTACTTTAACAACAAGGGATGAAGTTGCTGCTGATGAAAACTTTGTTTATTACTGTGATGTGTTTGAGGGTAAAATTGTTGATCAAGTATCAGGTACAGATGATTATAATAAAATAACTGAAGTCCTTGCCACAAGAACAAAAGAAGAATCAGGAAACTATATCGTAAAAAGGTTTAAGTCAAACGTTTTAGATGCTGGGACTAATCAAAGTATCACTATATCTCCAGGAGTCGCATACATAAATGGGTATCGTGCGGTAACTAACAAACCAACAACTTTAACTGTATTAAAACCAAGAACAACAACAATACTTGATAATGATATTGCTCCAGTCACATATGGTTCATATTTTGTCTGTGATACTTTTGAAGGTAAGTTTGGTATAGATTCATTTGAGGTGATCAATTTAAGAGATAAGGCAGGTTATACACATGGCAGTGAGACAACAACAACATTAGGTACTGCAAGAGTTCGTTCGGTAGAAAAAGAAGGTAGTAACTTTAAAGTCTATTTATTTGATATTAAAATGAATGCAACTAAAAATATTCGTGATGTAAAAAGTATTGGTTTATCAACTATAATTTTTGCTAACGTTTTATTAGAAAATCAAAAAGCAGTTCTAAAGGAGTCAGGTAATAATACACTCGTGTATAAAACATCTTATCCTCGTATAAAAAGTATAACAAGTAGTAACTTCGAAGTTCAAAGACTTTTCGCCGCATCAACAGGCACTAATGGTGACTTCACAATATCTGGATTAGGGAATGGTGAAACTTTTGTGAGTAGTGGTGAGTGGATAGTTACAGACACTTTGACAGGAGATGTTGCGGCATCAACATTTTCAATAACTGCTCCTTTTACTTCTGCTACAATTAATACTTCTATTGCTAGTGGTAGAAGTGTAACAGTATTAGCAAAAGTTAATAAAGCATCAGCAACTCGTAGGGTAAAAACTCTTGTTGAGAAAACTTTATTAGTAGATTTAACACAAGGTCTATTAACAGATAGTAGAACTGGAGTAAAATATGTTGACTTGCATGATACAGATGTTTTATCAGTATCAGAAATAAAACAAACTAATACAAACGGCACAGATTTGTCTCATAAGTTTAATGTAGATAACGGACAAAGAGTAAGTCACTACGCAAATGCAAGACTTGTTTTAGATAAGGGTACAACTGACCCAACAGGAACTCTTTTTGTAAAATATAAACACTTTACACATAGTACAACAGGTGACTTCTTCTCACGAGACTCTTATGAAGGTGAGATAGCATACAATAAAATACCAGACTTAAAATCAAATGGAATAGTAATTGCTAATTTAAGAGATGTTGTAGACTTCCGTTCTGCTGTTGACTCTGATGGAACATTCGGTGATGCCTCTAGTGGTAGAAGTGCAACTATTAATGAACTTCCTAAAAACGGAGATTTCTTTAGCGGTGATGTAGAAAACTTCCTTAACCGTTCTGATAGAATTATCATAACAGAACAAGGTGAGATAAAGAATATAACAGGTACTGCTTCTCTTAATCCATCACTTCCTCCTACACCAGAAGGGACTTTACCATTATTTGAAGTAACTCATAATGCTTATGGTTTAAATGAAAAAGACCTTGCCATAAATCCAATTGAAGCAAAACGATTTACGATGAATGACATTTCTAAATTAGAGAAACGTATTGATAAAATTGAAGAAACAACTTCTTTAAACTTACTAGAGGTTGATACAAACTCTCTATTAGTACTAGACGGAAGTGGTAATATCAGAACTAAGTCAGGTTTCTTTGTTGATAACTTTAGAAATCGTGCCTTTACTGATTTTAATAATGTAGAGAATCGTTCTGCGATTGACCCATCCCTTGGAACTATGCAAAATCAACAGTTGACAACTAATTTCACTTTAAGATATGATTCTGATAAGTCAACAAATACTATATTAAAGGGTGATACAGTCTTCATTAACTATAGTGAAGACTCAGCGATAAAACAAATTAAGGCAACAGGAACAGAAAATGTAAACCCATTTGCTGTAATCACAGGAGTAGGTAATATTACATTATCTCCTGCTTCAGACGAATGGGTAGATACTGTATTCGAACCTCCTTTAGTCACAATGGTTCCTAGATTTGGATGGGATTGGTCAACAAATAACTTCTTCCCAATGAATGGTTTCGGAACAGTTGACGCAGGCACATTTACAGGTTGGAATGGCGACCAAATGTGGAACTGGAATGGTACTTCATCAAGACCTACTCCTGATGTTAGAGCACAGTCAGGCGGCGGTGGCGGCGGTGGATTATTAGGCAGTTTTGGTCTAGGAAATTTCTTTTCTCAAGAGCAGATTGATAACCTTGCAGGAAGGCAAGCAGAAGAAACTAGGTCTCCTAGAATTGTAACAGGTGCTGGAATTATTCGTGAAGTGATTGAAGATAGAGAAGTATCTGTCACATTCATACCTTTCATAAGGTCAAGAAAAATATTCTTCAGAGCAGAAGGATTAAAACCTCTTACAAGATTCTACCCCTTCTTCGATGGTGTCCCTGTAGAAAACTTTGTAAAGGGTGATGAGGCATTCGCTAACTTCGCTGACTCAGAAACAGGTGGGGTTGAATATGGTGATGAATTCAGAGAAGCAACTCAACATCCTCAAGGTCCAGTTGCACTTACATCAAGTGCCGAAGGAAAGGTCGAAGGTTCTTTCTTTATTCCGTGTAATTCTCTTCCGGAGGACGAAGATGCAGAAGATACAGGAATAAGGTTCCGAACTGGAGAGGTTGAATTTAAGTTACTAGATATAAGTGCAAATAATGACGAATCAGCAACAAGTATTGCTGCAGCAATGTATACAACCTCTGGTACACTTTCTACTCGCATACAAACAATAAGACAATTCAATCAAATAAGAAGAGCGCAAGACCCTCTTGCTCAATCATTCCGAGTAACTAAAGAATCAGGTATGTTTGTCACTAAAGTAGATTGTTACTTTAAAAGTGCAGACGCAAGTGTTCCTATACAGTTACAGATAAGACCTATGGTAAATGGTGTTCCTTCTGCAAGTGAAATTGTTGCAGGTGCTGTTAAATTTATGGATGGAGGCGAAGTACAAACTCCAGAAGCAGATGAACAAAATATGACTGGTGTTCTTGCTCATGCTACAACATTCGAGTTTGATCAACCAATTTTCTTAAATCCAAACACAGAGTATGCGATTGTTCTTCTTGCCGAATCAGTAGAATATGAGGCATATGTTGCAGAAACATATGAATATGAACTTGGTTCAACTGAAGCAAAGGTTAACAGACAACCTAATATGGGTTCACTCTTTAAGTCGCAAAATGGTTCTACATGGGAACCAGACCAAACAAAAGACCTTATGTTCAAAATACATAATGCTGTATTTGATACAGCAGGAGGTACTGCGGTATTTGAAAACACAGATACACAAAACTTATTACTTAGAACTAACCCTTTATTCACAACAAGTGGTTCTGCTGAAATTACTGTTCTTGCTCCAGGACATGGATATAGAAAAGACGATACTGTAACAATTTCTGGAGTAACAGGAACTTCTAATGGTATTAGTGCTGCAAATCTAAATGGTGACAGGGTTGTAACTGCTGCTGACGGATTTGGTTTCACTTTCAATGCAGGTGGTAATGCTTCAAGTACAGGTAGAACTGGTGGGTCAGGATTTAGATTTCCTGACCAAAGAAACTTTGATGGTGTTATTCCGAACTTTACTGCCCTTGTTCCAGATAATACAAAAATTGGATTCACTTCTGAATTCACTGATGGACGTTCTTTGGCAGGTTCTGAAACAGCATATGGTAAATCAGCAATTGGGGGTATATCTATAGGAGAAGAAAATTTCTTCACTAAACCTAAAATGATTGCGAACAGAGCAAATGAAATCGCTTCAATTGAACCAAATGGAACTCTAGTTCGTTCAACGACCTTTAGTATGGCATTAACTTCAAATAGTTTAGATGTTTCCCCAACTATAAATGCTCAGAGAAGTTCGATAACAACGATATCTAACCTTATCGATAAACAAATATCAGGTTCAACCCCTACAACAGGGTTTAATATTCCATTAAATTATATTGCAGAGACTAATGCCTTTGGTGGTTCTGCTCTTGCTAAACACCATACTGCAGTATCTGTATTAGATGAACCTGCAGTTGGATTGAAAGTTATCCTTAATGCATTAAGACCAAGTGAAGCAGACTTTAGGTTGTACTTTAGAGTTGCTAATGAAGGAGACGATATAACAGACGTAGATTGGACTCTTCAGACTCAAGAAGAAAATGTTCCTCCGGATACCTCTTCCTTCAGAGAATATAGATATCTGATAGGTGGGGCAGGGGGAGACCTTGATGAGTTTACTCATTATCAATATAAGATTGAAATGAGAAGTTCAAACTCTTCTACGCCACCTGTCATTAGAGACTTTAGGTCAATAGCATTAGCAACATAATATGAATAATAATTTAGTAAAAGTAACAAATGGTGTCGGTCTTGCTCGTGATAAGAATACTGGAACCATTTTAAATATAAATAAAAGTGAAATTAGAGAAGCACGTGAAAGAAAAGAACTAAGAAAACAAAAGGAAATGGAGTTCGAACAACTCAAGACAGATGTCTCTGAGATGAAACAACTCTTAAACACTATAATAGAGAAACTATAATGTCAACATCATCAGCAAATAAACCGAAACTTGTCATTACCAATACCTTCTCGGATTTGGTGACTAAATTTAATACTGTCTCTCTTGACTTAGGAGCGACAGGCGAACTTAATACATCACAAGATTCAGATGTAGTAGGGGCAATAAATGAAATCGAATCAGACTTATTTAATGTAGAAGGTGGAGACAAAAGAACCCTTGCTTCGCTTACAACTACTGACAAGACTTGTATTGTTGACGCAATAAATGAACTTGACGCAGAGTTAGGTACAATTACTGCACTAGCAATGGGGACTAACGCATCAACTGTGTCTGGAGCAATTGCTGAAATAGAAGGTGTCTTTGATGCCTCTGCGAAAGGTATTAGTGCGGGTACATACGCATTCGATATAACAACCACTAACGCGAGTGGTATATCTCTTGCCGCACCAGTGGTTTCTTTGACAGGAGACTTAACTCTTGTTGACGGAGAAAAAATCAAACTAGGTACAGACGCAGATTTAGAAATCTATCATTCAGGCAGTGCAGGTTGGATTAAAGATGAGGGTGATGGAAACCTTAACATAACAACAAATGGCACTGATATACGACTAGCAACTAACACAGGCGAAAAAATGTTAGTCGCAAAACCAAATCAATCAGTAGAATTGTATCATAACGATAATAAGAAACTTGAAACTACAAGTAGTGGTGCGAGCATTACAGGTACATTAGATTTATCCGAACACTTGGATATGACAGACGGCAAAATGATAAAACTAGGTACGGATGACGATTTAGAAATTTATCACAATAACACTGGTAATAATTCTTACATAGATGAAAAAGGTGAAGGAATATTATACATACGCAGTAATGAAATAAGACTTAATAAATATACTGGAGAACATATGGTGCGGTGTCAAGCAGATGGCGCAGTAACACTGTATCATGATGGCACTTCAACACTCGCAACAACGAGCGGTGGTATAGGTGTAACAGGTAATATAGATTTAGATAATGGTGCTAAAATCAGGTCTAATAGTGCAGACGCAATAACCTTTGCGGGTGCAAATGTTACTGTAGCAGGTACACTTTCTGTTGGTTCTTTAACTACCTCTAACTCTGCTCAAACTGTTAAACTCGCAATAAATGAACTTAAATCTCTGATTGACGATATCAATGAAAACGGTCCAACTGGTCATGCTAGTATAATAGGTGCAGGTGATTTGAATACTGCAGCAACCACACTCAAAGGTGCTATTAACGAAATCGAAGCAGACTTATTTAACGCAGAAGGTGGCACTAAAAGAACCCTTGCTTCATTAACAACAACTGATAAAACTTGTATTGTAGATGCCATAAATGAGTTGAAGGCAAGTATCCCCTTGATATATGCTGCTGACGGAACGACAGTATTGAACTAGGAGTAATTGATGTCTCGATTACCATTAAAACATAAATCTGCAAACGATGTTCAGGAGATAACTACTGCTGAACACAACTACCTTGCATATCTTGCAGGGTTAGAGTTACAAACTTCATCCGGAACATATAGTCAATCATCTTTAGGTGCTCTTGGAACTACTGGGGATACTGATGAACTGATTGGTTCTTTAAACAATTCAGAATATGATGGCGATGTTGGTGACCACGGAACACTTAGTGTGACAAATACTACAACTAACATATATCAACAAAGTGGTTCTGTTCCCTCTTTACCTGCAAATTTCCGCAATCCTTTGTATCAATCTAAAACAGGTATTCAACAAGAGATACGTGAGTTTAATGACGCAGACCAATTAGCACTCGGAGAAACTCTTGCAGGTATAATATATTCAAATAATTATCCTGGAACTTTTTACTTAGGTTCTTCTGCCCCTAGTCCTGCTTCAAATTATGCTGTTGCTATTGCAAATGTTATGACCGACACTACTACAGACGCAGACGATACCGATACTGTTTTTAATCTTTATCAAAGAAAGACTATGACGTCAAGTCCTTCTACCCCTTCTGCTATTTCTACTATGTGTGTTAAAAGAGCAAGTGGTCAAACAGGAAATTTCCAAGGTTTAGAATTAATGTCTCTAGCAAAGATGAAAGCAACTGCAAAACATTGCCTTGACAGATATCTCGCATTAAACACAAGCACTAATCTTGGTATCGGTTCATATCTAATCAGAACTTCTGCTCCCTCAGAGACAGGAACATGGGTTCAAAGAGGCGAAGCAATTGATAAAAGAAACTCAATAACGCAGGTCAATTATACTGGGACATTTTCAGGCACACCAAGAACTTCTACAACAAGGGTTGCTAATTTTATAACTCAATACACAAATACAAGAGATTCAGTCACAAGTACCGAAGACTTCTCAAGTTCAAGAACTTCAACTACAAGAACTGAAGACTTTACTTCACAAAGAACTTCTTCTTATACAGGAACTTTTACAAGTACATTCACAGGAACCTTTACGAGTACATTCACAAGTACGTTCACAGGAACATATACTAATCCAGGAACAACTACAACATATAATAATATCACTGAAGACTATATTGCTTACCAATTCACGAGTGGAATATTTAATGGTACAGGAACTGACCGTACAGATGTTTATGTTAATGGAACACTTGTTGCAACCGCAACAGGTAGTCCATCATCTATCGTAAGTGGAGGTGTTACATACACAAAACTGGGGGCAGCAACCCCTAACCCTAGACCTTATGGTCCAGGAAATATGTTTTTGTCTAAATTTAGTGCTACAACTGCATCAACAACTAGTACAGGAACACCAAGTACACGAATATCAACAAGAACATCTACTGACGATTTTGTAGGAACCTTTACAAGCACATTTACTCGAAACTTTGTTGGTACACCTAGTACGAGAAATTACACAACAACCTTTACTGGTTCGCCAAGTACAAGAATATCTACTACACAATATCAAGGTTTCTCAGAATCAATCACACGTGTTCAGAACTTCACTACTAATTTTACACCTACATTCACAAGCACCTTTACAGGTGATACTATCCAAGATAATTCATACGCTGACATAGTCACATATAAACTATATGTAAGGACTGCATAAATAACATATAGATATACTTGACTGTGGAGATTTATTATGGAAAGAACTTGGAAAGATAATGCTTTCTGGGAAACACCCAAGAAAAAAATTCTAAATTGTATTAGTGAAGAAGTTTCTCCGGATGGGAAAATCATAACTAAGGTTATGAAACTTCAAGAAAAAAATCCTCTCTTCCAAGAATGTTTAACCTTTCTTGGTGAAGATGTTATTGATGCTTCTACAGTAGAACGCAAGGAAAGAAAACAAAGAGAATCAGAAGTAAATCTTGAAACTAAAAGAGAATTACAGAAGGCAAAGAAACTAGAGAAACTTTTTAAGTACAAACTAGAAACTTTTGAGATACCTGAAATAAAATTCACTAAAAATAGAAAACTTAAATCTAAACTTCGTAGGTCAAAATCAACTATCGAAGTCAATCTATATGCGATGATGATACTCCAAGAAAGTCTGAAAGATGAATAAGGGATTTATTATTGTTGCATCAAGAAAAAATAATTTCTACATATATGCCATTAATCTTATAGAGTCAATCAAAGACTTCTATCCAGAGGCACATATCACTTTCGTTACGGAAGAAAGATTTCTTGATGGAAGAGAAGATATTGCTGACAATATTATATTATGCGATGACCACTATCGTGCAAAGTTATGGGGTATGGCAAACTCACCTTATGATATCACAATGTATATTGATGCCGATATGGAATGTGAACACGAAGATATTATGACAGTATGGGATAACCTTGGTGATAATGATATGGTGTTTCATGAACTTACTGAGGAACGCTCCAGATATTATTCAGTAAGACATTTTGAGGTTGACTATATTGAAAAAGGGGGTTGGTTCAGTTTATGCGGTGGAGTGTGCCTGTATAGAAGTTCCAATCCCCTAGTGAAAGAGTTTATGAATGAGTGGTATGAATTATACGATAAACAGCAAAGGGGTAATTGGAAACCAGAGTGTTTCACAAGAATAGATGAATGGGATAAAAACTTAAAAGTCTTTGATCAAACAACACTATGGTACATGACAGAAAAAATGGAAAAGTACAAAGACCTGAAGATAGGTTTCTTTCACGACGACATTCGTTGGAACTACTTTACACAATATCAATATGAGAACCTAAAATCTATTGAGAATAAACCTGTCATACTCAGACATTATTCAGGTTGTCTTGAAAAGGATAAGGCATTGGTGTGAGAGATGTACCTATAAATAATCCATATGTGGAGGAGGCATTAAATAACTTCCTTTGGTATTATGAGAATAAAGACCTTGTAATGAAAACAATAAAAAGAATAGGTAACACCAAATCACGAAAACATTTCACCTCAAAAAAATACCTAGACAATTTAGTTTTTATGGGTAGAGACCACAACGGATATCCTGAAGATATGTGTGCGTACGAACTTAAAGCAGATAAACTAGAATCAAATATAAAGGACAATACACATGCGGCAGAACTCATTAAAAGATACAGTGATTACAATACAGAATTATGTTCTATTCTTTGCACTAAGAACAATGCTCTAACAACAATGTATCCACCGAATGGTTTTATTGGGTGGCATAACAATGCGAACGCGAGTGCTTACAACCTTATATTCTCATGGAGTGAAACAGGTGATGGTCTCTTTCAATATATAGATGGAGAGACTGGTGAAACTATTGTAATGAAAGATAAAAAAGGATGGCAATGTAAAGCAGGATACTTTGGTTCATACGAAGAACATGAAAGTAAACTTGTTTATCATTC